TTATGTCCCTCGCGTGGTGAGCTGTGACCAGCCGCCGGCAGTAAATGTAAAGTCAACTCCTTCGTTTGCTCGAGGATCGGGATTCTGCGTTCTCGCCCCAACCCATGGTGCGGATGTTGGCAACCTCCAGGCAGATTTAGTTCCATCAATACGTACATTATTCAGTAACCACACCCCTGTAGCAGAGCTTGAAAGAGTGTAATTTCCAAGAACGATTACATCTAAAAATGAAACATCGACATTCGTACCAGTTATGTTTATCGATTGAATCCTAGTTTGACTAAAATCAGCTCTGTAGTTGTTATCTACCGTTATCCCTGACTGGATAAACCCTCCATTTACATACGCACGCTCGCCTACAAAGTGAGGCTCACCATTAAATGTACAATTGGTATATGTAGTAGTTAGCAAAGGCTGTATTGTAAACGCGTTTCTAAAAAGGCAGTTGTATATTTTACAAACATTATATATAACATTCGTAAAATTACCTCCGTTAATTGAAGATGTTGGATCTTCTCCGGTAAAGTCACCTAAAACCTCAACTCTATTAACTGTGCATCGTGCGCTTGCAACAATCTTAAGGTTTTTAGCGTAAACAACTCCGTTGCTCCCACCAAGGGGGGCCGGATCACCTGACATTAAAACAATAGTCCCTCGTGGTGATCCTAGGGTATCTGACGATGTGTCAACAGCGCCAAACGCATGAATATGCTCCAAAGGGTTTGTTGGAACTATATCTACGCTTACGTTTCCTATGCCGCCACCAACAGATGAGAAATAAGAGTTTACTCGCCCATATCCGGTTCTAACCTCAAAAGCTTTTGGCGAAGAAGGGCTTGTTGTGACGATTGTAAGTTCCTCATGCACGCGAAGCAGCCGCAGCTTACTACCAACTACCATCCAAGCTTTTTCAGAGCAATCATGCGCCATAATTCCGCCAATTGTCAGAGCATTGCTCTCATCAGCGCCAGCCATAGCAAGATTTGCCGTTTCATTCGTGGCATCAACAAATCTTTTACTGGGGTCGGAATTTATGAAAATAGCAGTACCCGCGTCATTTTTATAATAATTGAACGATACAGTCACGCCAGCGCCATCCTGAATTGCTACGCGAAACATTTTTCCATCTGGCGTCCCGGCAATCCCAGCAATCGTCCCGTCGGGGTCTGATGGTGATGTGTAGTAGGTATTGGCATCTGCGATGTTCTGAGCATTGTCAGCAGCTTGCTTAGCCTCATCTGTATATTGCTCAATACTTTTTTGCGCGCCAGTGATCTCATCGATCCGTTCAGCTACTTGCTTTCGAACCGTAGGAAAAGGTCTTTGAAATCGATCCAATGCCTCATCATCATCACTATTCAAGAAATCATCATACGCAAGCGCATTGTCGTTTAAGTCCTTCATGCTATTTGAAGGGCGAGGATTACCGGTGTTATATCTTTGGCTCATAGGTTGCCTACGAATTTTTACGGATGATTAAAGGGATAATTTTACATATAAAACAACGGAGGTATTTAATAATTAAAAATACAAACAAAATTAAAAAGGGCCACATATGGCCCTTTCGCAAGTGAATATCACTATTTAAGCAAGATTCTTCTACCCAACCTTATAAAAGGTCTTTCTATAAATTTGTTTAAGCAAATAGCCACACTGATACAAATCAATATCATCATAACAAAAGAACTAACCCCCGTTAGCTTTTCACCATACCCATGTTCAACAACATTCTTCGTGATTATTTTAATGACTATCTCATGAGATAAATACAGCGAGTAAGAGATATCACCAAGCAAGGCAAGAGGTTTAATATCACTCGGTCTCCTTTGGATTTCCAATATTACCAGAGAAATTACAATCAATGCACCTAGTATCCCCCAACGCAAAGGACCATGACCTGCATTTATGTATAATATCGCGAGTACAAAAGATGAGCATAAAACAAAAACAAGAAAAACAGACAACCAAGCGTGGAGTGTTATGTGATTTTCTTTTATATATTTAAACAATAAATATATCACCATCCCATAAATAAAATCAATAAAAAGAGGGGATGCCAGAAATGTTACCGGTGCGTGAAGCCAGCTATCTTCAAGAAATGAATTATTGTTATAAGCTGATAGCGTTACGCTTGAAGAAAACAACCATTGAAACGAAATTATGAAAAAAAGAATAAGGAATGTAGAGATCAAAATCCTATTCTTGTGACTAATTGTCATGGCAAATAAGAAAATACTATAAAATGCTAACTCATAGGTAAGCGTCCACGCAGGAATTAAAATATTCCACCCAAAGAAAGGAGCTCCAGCACTATAATTAGCATTCAACGGCATCACGCCTCTTAGGAAAGGTGTGATTTCGCTCCCTTTATTAAACAAAAAATAAAAAAAAGCCATGCAAAAAACAAGCAGGGGGTATATTCTAAAAAAACGATGTAGTATGAATGCTGCGGGGCGGGCGTTTTCTTTTTTCTCCGTCGCTAAGCATATAACAAACCCGCTTATGACGAAAAACAAATCAACTCCAAACGCCCCAAACTTGAAAAGAATATCACCCAACATTTTAACATCATAAATATTGTTTAGGTAAAATTTCAAGTGATAGCAAACAACAAGTAAAGAAGCTGCGCCCCTTAAGTAATGAATATTGTTAACTTTGGCAGCACTCAATGCATCAGTCTCTTAAAAAGTAATTCACTACTTTAATGATACCTTATTGATAATTAACCGTCTATATTCATTCTTAGTTACAGGTCTGAATGCTTGTGCTTAGGCGTATTCATAGACAATGACGGTGATGCTGCCAACTTACTGATTTAGTGTATGATGGTGTTTTTGAGGTGCTCCAGTGGCTTCTGTTTCTATCAGCTGTCCCTCCTGTTCAGCTACTGACGGGGTGGTGCGTAACGGCAAAAGCACTGCCGGACATCAGCGCTATCTCTGCTCTCTCACTGCCGTAAAACATGGCAACTGCAGTTCACTTACACCGCTTCTCAACCCGGTACGCACCAGAAAATCATTGATATGGCCATGAATGGCGTTGGATGCCGGGCAACCGCCCGCATTATGGGCGTTGGCCTCAACACGATTTTCCGCCATTTAAAAAACTCAGGCCGCAGTCGGTAACCTCGCGCATACAGCCGGGCAGTGACGTCATCGTCTGCGCGGAAATGGACGAACAGTGGGGATACGTCGGGGCTAAATCGCGCCAGCGCTGGCTGTTTTACGCGTATGACAGGCTCCGGAAGACGGTTGTTGCGCACGTATTCGGTGAACGCACGATGGCGACGCTGGGGCGTCTTATGAGCCTGCTGTCACCCTTTGACGTGGTGATATGGATGACGGATGGCTGGCCGCTGTATGAATCCCGCCTGAAGGGAAAGCTGCACGTAATCAGCAAGCGATATACGCAGCGAATTGAGCGGCATAACCTGAATCTGAGGCAGCACCTGGCACGGCTGGGACGGAAGTCGCTGTCGTTCTCAAAATCGGTGGAGCTGCATGACAAAGTCATCGGGCATTATCTGAACATAAAACACTATCAATAAGTTGGAGTCATTACCGACAATGACTAGGCCGTCACCTCCGCTCCCTCCTTTGCAAACCACTGAAGAATTACTCATGCTGACCACACCACCTCCACCAGCACCTGCTTTACCATCAGAACCGGGCGAATTAAAAGGAGTTGTTGCCCCACCAGCACTAAAGAAACTAGCCCCCCCAGCACCGCTAAGGCCGCTACCTACTGTTAGAATTAATGATGCAGTTCCCGCACTCCCCGTTACTATTAATAATGTTCCCATTTGTAGCAAAACCGCCAAAGCCAGATCCAAATCGATATGATAAACCAGTGTTTTCTGGTGTGTTGGTAGTTGTCGAACCTTTTCCGCCTGATGCTTGTGCATAGGAACCGAAACTCGTAAGCTCGCCATCACCTCCATTTGAGTTGTTTCCGATTTCTCCCCCTGCGCCACCACTCCCCCCTTTTCCTACAGTTACGAGTACTGTGGCAGGAATATTGGTGATTCGCGTTTTGAAATACCCCCCAGCCCCACCACCACCTGTTCCAGTATAGTAGCCGGAACTAGTAAACGGAGCCCCTCCTGCGCCACCACCACCACCAACCCCCTCAACAATGATCGATTTAGTTCCAGGTGTTGGCGTATACGTTCCAGAAGTGGTGAAAGTTTTCACATTCAATAATCGGCCAGTGGAAAGCAACTTCCTCACTGCTTCTAGCACCTGAGAATCATTCGATGGGTCCAACGAAATTCCAGCCCCTTCGACAACATTAACCAGCTCCCTCTGAAATGTATTAAGCATTTCAGCATTAATAATTGTAGGGGGAATACCTTGAGCAACATTACCATTTGTGTATTCGCCGTTTGCATCTGCAGTATCCGTAGTGCTTCCAACTTTTCGCATAATTACTCCTGAAAATTAAACTAAATTTGATTACAGATACCCCGAAGCCGTGTCGAACATATCAGCAAACTCTGGAGTGACGTCGTAAACGCCCTCGTCATTAAATCCAAAATTGATATAGCCAAATTTAACGATCGTATGTGAAGGCGAGAGCGCATTCATTCGACACTCAAGCTGCCTATTGCCCCATGAGCGCAGCGGATCGCCGCAGTAACTCATCCCGGCTCGGGCATAGGAAATGGTTGTTTCCTCTGCCTCCACCAGCCACACAAATGGCCAGTCATCGCCGTTAAGCCCGTCACCACAGACAGATAACCCCGCTCGAGCCTGGCGGTATTCTTTGATCATGATGTTGTAACCGAGCGCTCTGGCGATACTGATAAAATAGGTTCGAGACTGCCCGCCGGTACTAATAAATTTCGATACCACGGCCGCCTGGCGTTTCGCTATCGTGTCAACCTCTCCGATAGAACAATCATCCGGCAAGCCGAGCGTTTTTTCCCATTCAGTCAGCATGATGGTGGCGGTTTCTGGGAATGCGCCTACAAGCAACGCTATCGCATCGTTATCACTACGCTGAAAACCAGCGCCCAGCGCGCGAATGACCGCGGCCTGAACGCCTCCAGGGTCGCGTGGCCACGCTAACCCGGTCGGAATTAGCGACTGAAGGGCGCATTGATATTCTTCTGCGGTAAACTTGCTCATGTGTAATTCACCTCACCACGAACAGGCAGCTGCCCTACCCCCAAATCGATATTTGCTGAGGGGGAAACAAGGATAAATCCGGCCGTTCCTTCAATGTCCCCGATAGCCCTATTCAGGTCAGAGAGGAAAATCCTCCCATTGCCGACCGGTGTTCCACCTTCAAAAAAGACATTGTCGATAGCCGCTGCAATGGCCGCAGTAATGTCGCTGCCAACGTGCGTGATACCGCTGATCTCAAAATCCACGGTCTTGGGCACTGGCGAACATACGTAAACTAGCGCAGTGACAGGGGCGCGTGGGTAGATGTAATCAGCCACACGCCCCTGATCTCCAGTGGCCTTCTGTGCGCCCCAGTCATCCAGCTGGGAAATGCCGTCAGTCCCTACCGGGAAACCGTGATTGGTTTCGTCGTTACCGTCGCACATGATGTACACCCCAACCGTACCGGCTCCCATCAGGCGCCGTTTGGGCCAGCAACGTGTAACGCCAGGCACCGCCAGCGCCCACTGCTCGTAATCGGTATCGCTACCGCCCTGGGGCGGATTTTGATAGGCCAGCAGCATACGGGCGCGGAAACTTTCCTGCGTCTCGATATCTGCTCCGCCGCTTGCGGGCTCGAGCATTACGCCGCTGGCATCAATGCCAGGTAGTGAAACATCCAGTGTCAGGGTCGTGCCGGCATCCGCATTACCTTCAATACCGCCCCCAGTCGGGTCGTCAATGATGTCGGGCAATATTGCGGTAAGCTTGCCGACACCTTTCCCATTTGCCCCGATCGTTACGCTTTCCTCAAGCCGGTAGAGATAACCATCTCCGCGGCGCAACACGGCCCCTTTGTTGATGGGAGCACCCGCAGTTCCGCTAAATTCATAAGACGGTGTGGATGCCGGATTGGTCGGGTTTTGGTAGACACTTTTAAGGCCAGCCCATCCAGATAGCCATTCATCAGTGGCATTAAAAGGGGTGGACTGCAGCGCGATATAATCCAGGTACCCGTAATGTAAATGGGCGAGGCCGGCGTCAGCATCCGCCAAAACACGCAAGTTGGAATAGCGCAACAGCGCACCGGTCTTTCTCAGTTCAGCCTGAAGCTGTGTGCGACTCTTCTCACGCAATTCGGTGAGTGTCGGTCGATTGAAAGGCATAGTTTATTGCTCCCAAACCCAAAAAAATCGCATGTCCGTGCGGTCACCGTTACCCGGACGCAGATAACGAATGACCATATTTAGCCGGCGTGGATAAACGATCTGGGTTGCTATTGTGAACGACGACACCACACCATCAGAGATCAGCCACTGCAATGCCTCGCGGGCATAATCTTCCGCTTTTTGAGCAACTGCCTGGGTCAATTTCTGACGGCGCAACAACCAAAGGCGGGAGCCGATGTTATGATCCTCCCCCATATCCCCCCACCAACCGCGTCGGTCGTCTCCGTCTATATCATCGTCATCACGGGCGACACGGTCGGTGAACAGACTGATAATCATCGCGGTCTGCAGGTCATCGCCATTGATCAGATCTCCGTTTCCCTCACGCCACTCAGCTACTAGCCGTTCAATATCCCAGTAAGAGCTGATATCACTCATTCGACGATCTCCCCCGGTTTCTCGCTGGTCTTCTCATCGTTGCCGCTCTGGACATTTTTCACGTTATGGCTGTGATCGTTATAGGTATCGCGTAATGCTTTTAGCGTGGCGCCATTGCTGTCGCAGTTGTCGATCACGTCGCCGGTCACTTCCAAACGCGGCGTTTCAAGTCTGATTTTTTCAGTGGCCGTGACGGTAACTGTGGTCGCATTGGTCACTGTTACCGGCTTCCCTTTCGCTTCTATCTCAATGCCGTTTTCTGTGAGTTTTACAAACATTCCCCACTGGTTATAAATCAGCGTTTCGCCGCTTTTTAAACCCGATTGCCGGTATTGTTGATTGTTGCTGGCCACGATCACGGCGCTGGAACGATCACCCCCCAGATACGCCAGCACCACATCCGTACCCACCGGGAGACCGGAAGAAAATCCAAACTCCGCCATTCGCGGGGTGTCACCCCTCACCTCCAGTGGCGTCTGATACTGTAGTTTTTGAATTCCGCCGGCATCGCCGTACCCGGTGATCTTGCCCAGGCCGATCATCATGGCCACCCGGCGCCCAAGCTGCCTCAACATGCCGTCATTCATCGATTTAGCTCCTGCACCTGGCTATAGAATTGATAGGGTTGAACGGCAAATGCTTCTTTCGGCATCATGATGAGATTGGCCCGCGTGCCTCGCTCGTCACGGGTAAAGGTGACCTCCGCCAGAAGCCACTGCACGTTATTGAGCCCAAAAACAGGAATATTGATGGGGATCAGCGTATTCGGCTCCCACAGTTTCCCGGCCTTGTCTCGCCAGCTATCGATCTCCACCTGCAGGCGTCGTGAACGGCCATATCGCCGGTTCATCTCCCAGTCGATGCAGTTTTGCGCCTGACCGTGAGAGTTCATCGTGCTCTCAACGATGACAATCCGATTACGGTAACGCATTTTGGCGACTTCCGGATCCTGAGCGCGCGCCAGGGTAACGGCGGAATAGCCGCTATCCGGGGACAACTCCATCGCCGGCGTCATCGACATTGATACCCCGACATAATCGGAAAACCGTTCGTCCATCGATGACATAAAAGATGCCGTCTCAATATTTTCCCCTTGCGCCACGCCGCTGGCCGCCTTGGCGGTTCCGACGCGGGTAAGGAAAAGACTTCCATCGGGCTTGTCGTAATACATTAGTGCGGCCCAACGGGTGATCCGGTCGATCACTTCTTGCGAAGACTCCCCCCAGTTCAGGGTAAATTGGGGAACCGTCGTCATATTATTCACGTCGCTACTGACGGTGATGCCGTATGGTGCCGCCAGCTTTTGCGCTATCTGCAGGGCATTAGCCTGGCTGATCACGTTGTTAGGCCATTCAGCTGAACAATCCACCAGGTCCTGGCATTTACTCCTTCCCGTAGCGCGAACTTCATGGCGCTCTTTGCCAATCACCGGATTCCAGCGATCGACATAGCCGGTCATGACCAGATCATCCCCCAGATGCACCGTGCAGCTGTCTCCGGGCAGCACCAGCTGCTTTTCTTCGTTACCGGGGTAGTAGTCCATCAACGACAAGTCGAAATCCGATGGCAAGCGCTCAATGCCTCGCGTAACGCGAACAGAATCCCAGCCGGAAATACGCTTACCGCCGGCCGTCAAAATCAGTTCATCTTTCATTTTCTCAGCGCTTTAAATTTGGTGGGCATGAATGCCGGATGGCGCGGCCCGACAGACTGAACCAGTTCATCACCCCGAGCACCGTCCTGATACATGCGGTTGGCCAGCACCAACGCCGGTAACGATGTGGGCATAACAACCTGGGTCAGTGAACTAAGAACGGCGCCTTTCTGGCTGTAGGCGTTGACCAGCGCATCGCGGGTTTGCAACAGGTTCAGATAATCGTCGTCGTCCCCGGCATCCGCCGCCATCAGCAGCACCTCATCCAGCGTGTCGCAGACTCGATTAAGCATCAAAATGGCATCGTCATAGCTTGATGGCTCATAATTGGCGGCGGTCGCTGCCAGTGCGCCGGCGGACAGTACGCAGAGCAGGATAGTGGCGCCATTGGCTACCGAATTTTCACCCGAGGTGGCATAAAACGTGGTGTTTCGATACGAGGCCAACGTTTCCAGCATGCGGATTTTTTCTTCTACACTGCCGCTGAACGAAATGACCGCATCAATAATGGCCCTGGCATCAACGGGGAAGGTATCGACGGAGGCTACCCCCTCAAATGTGGCCGTGAGCGCCAACAATTCGGCGCGTCCTGTTACCGCTTGCGCCATTTTTTTGTTAACCAATCCGGCGTAATTGTCGGTATCTGCTGTTCGATTTACTGCACCGGTTGATCCCGAAACTCCTCCCCCTACGGTGCCTTTGTTGTATCGCCCATACCGGGCGCTACCGAAGGTCGATTTCAGGACATTACTGAGATTAGTGACCTCATTTGCGGTGCTTTTCACCATGTTTCCCCAAAACGCAGCGGTATTGCGCAACGTCTTGATGGTCTGAGTTACACTGCGGATCTCACCTTTAACTGTGGCAATAAATTTTGTGGCCGCCATCAGGCCGGTTCGTAACCAGTTTGCCTGAACCAGTGATGCCGCCTGAGTGCTGCCGGTGATCGCAAACACCTTTAAACCGGACTCAATGACCGTCAGGGTAAACTCGAAGGAACGGCCGTTATCCACGCTCTCAAGTACTCGCAAACCGCCATCCGGCACACTTACGGTAAGCTCCCCAAGCGTCGGATGTATCAACGTTCCCGGACCTTCCGTCTCGCACGCAGCCACCAGCGAATCACGCTGCGTTATCACGTCAGGTGCGTCATACGCCAGGCTGTTATGGACGATGAACCCCCTGATCGTTAATTTGCGCGTACCACGCCCAAGGTCTTCCACCCAGGCGGTGTTGCGATAAGGGTATTCATGCACGGCCTGGCGCCGGCCAAATACGCCTTCGGCACTGACTACCGCAAAAGGAACGCCGCGAAATGATGCCGGGTGAATATGCTCAAACCAGTCCCAGCCACCACCACTCCCCAGCAAGGAAGATAATGCGTCATTGATTAGTGCCATGTTTTCTCCATAAAATGCTATGGACTCTGATAAAAAGGGAACTGACAGATGAATACGATATGTAAAATGATTTTTTCTCTATCATTAATACCGTTATATGCGCACTCAAGTACTTGTGAAAACAGTTACAATATGGGATATAAAGGCTTTACCTTCCCAATTATAACCAACTCGAGAAACACACCAGAAAAAGCCTGTTTCAGTGGTAGAAACGTTACAAGCTGGATTACAGAATCTGATGGCGCCAAACTTACCTCAGTTATAAAGCTAGATGATGAAGAATTCTTCTACGTGACCACATACAATGAACAAAACGGAAATAGCGTATTGTATGGGGTTTATGAAAATTCAAAAGGCGAACCGAATAAGGTTAGGCTGCTTTTTAACGACCCCAAAAAATTCGAACCAAAACAAACATTAGAAAACATGAGATTAAACTCATACGACAAAGAGAATGGAGTTGTCTATTTTTCAACAATGGCATGGACCACTAGTGACGCCATACACGCATTTAGCGTGCCAATGCAAAAATTAAAAATAGCCTCTCACCAATTAAAAGAGAGATTTATAACAGACGGGAATTTCATTGCAGTAGCAAATTCCGAAAGATGCCAATCATGTATTGTCGTAGAAAAAATAAGTCATGATGAAAAAGGGGCTTATTTCCCTAAATTCCTCGTTAATAATAACGGTGAAAACTTCTGCCAAATCAGCACAAAAGATGCAGCTTGGGAGTTAGCACCAGAATGCCTATCAAAAGGAGATGAAGAACGCCCACGATAGAACCTAAAAATCATAACCTGCAATCACGTAGGTTATGATATTGATTGCATTGACAAGGCCACGCGGCCACCGCCTTCAGTTTGAACCTTGCGGCGCTCGCCGGTCTGGGGATTGACCAGTGTAATTTCCAGTTGGAATTTGTTCTCGTCGATCGCCTTAGACATGGCATCAGAGATCTGGCCGATGGTTTCCTCTCGCTGATCATTCGGTGCAAACAGCGAGGCTTGAGTTGGCGAATCCTTTGGCGTTGGCGGCTGTAATGACTGCCCCTGATCAGAGAGTTCGAACAAACCAGATGCTCGCTGCCCGTAAAGATTATTCTGGTCACGCAAGCCAGACCAGCGAGGATCAAAGACCGAATCGCTGATCCCTCTGAAAATTTGATCGCGGCTGTATGGCTGGGCGCCGTTTTCATGCTTGATGATGGCCGGGATAAGCTTTTCAAGCACCGCCGGTGAATGCAGGTCCAGCGGTTCCGCGGGGTTAAAGCCTGTTTGTTTTGCCACACCATCAATATAGGCCTGGGTGATATTTTCATTAGGTGGCGCATAAGTCCTAATCATTCGGTTTAACGTATTATTCCCCCGATCGCCGAACAGCATCAGCTGTCGAGAAAGCGCCGCCAGCCCATCATTGGGATTTTCGAACGTGACAAAGCCGCCGTTTCGGCCAGTCGTATTCGGTGCTGAACGCAGATTGCCAGGATTATTGTTACGCAGCCCGAGTGCATTATTCCCCGGCTGGCCATACGGCAACATCGCCCCATTTTCAGCCAGCGCCGGGTAACCTGAAATTTTCTCGGTATCGGCTCTCAGCTGGTCGGCGCGCCATACGGGCTTATAATAACCGTTCAGTTTCTTGATCAGATCTTCCGACGCATAGCCCAGTTTTAAATCCAGCTTCTCTTTCCATGAAAGCGTGTCTTTAAATTTCTCGTCGCCTTGAGCCTGCCGCAAAATATCGGCCTGTTTCCCGCCGCTGTTAAACGTCAGGATCGAACCGATAGCCGTACTGTCCAGACCATTGGTGACGACCTGCTTGATCTGGTCTACCGAAGCCGCCAAGGTTTCCGACTGGCCCAGCCAGGCCTGCCCTTTCATCAGCATGCCGTCATAGGCAGCACCTATCTGGTTCAGCTGCTGCTTGAACGCCAGGGCATTCTGCAGATCCTTCTCGGTAAATATCAGGCCATCCCGGCGGGCCTGATCCTTGAGCCGTTGAACTTCACTGGTCGTGTTGCGCAGATAGCTGAGAAGATCGGGCGAAATGCCCAATTTGTTGGCAAACAGCGCCTGCTGCCCAGCAGGGAGTGATTGCATGGCGCGGTTGAGGTCGTTAATCAGCTTGCCTACATCGGCCAGGCCATCCTTGGTTTCGCTGATCCCTATCCCTCGCTGTTTCAGCAAGGCGAGAAAGCCCTCATTACGGCCGTGTACAGCATCATTCGCCTTTTCAAACAACTCACTGACCGAACCTTCCGCAGCCTCACGCGCGCTGCCGTTTTCAATCATGGCGCCAGTCAGTTCCTGAAACGCGTCCGCCGTCATGCTGACGTTTTTTGCAACGGTATCGATCCGGTAGCCGGCGTTGGCAAAATTGGTCAGGTTGTTTTTAACAACATTGACGACCGCTGCAGCGCCACCCAGTCCGAGGGTTAATCCACCGACCATTTTAAGCGGCGGGACCAAATCGCCGATGAACTGGACGCCGCTTCTGGCATTTTTAGCCAACACATCAAAACGGCTGCCCAAATCGTCAAGGTTATCTCTGGATTCCTGACCGCCCAACGCCAACGCATCGCGCGTTCTGTCCAACAGCGGATTGAGGTGCTTTACAATTTCCTCAATCCGCAGAATTGCGGCTGACGCCTCATCATTAGCCGTCAGCTCAAAGTCAAATGACTTGGCCATTACTTGCCCGCCTTAAGCTTTTCTATCCGACGGGCCTGATCGGCCCAAAAATCCAACCGGGTACGGGTCAGGGACCACGCATCCTGCGGCCCCCACCCGTAATACTTCGTCACCTCAGCAGCTAGTTGCTGCCATCCGCCGAGGGATCGAAGGTCAAAAAAGACATCAGGTAGTCCTCACACTTCCTGTAATCGGTGTAAGCCATGCCACTCAACACTTTTTCAGTTATGCCGGAATTTAACGCCAGCAGCAGCTTCATGGCCGCCATGCCATTCTTGCTGCGCTGTGTTTCATAGAACTGCTCAACCTCAGCCAGTGCGGGCTCTTTCAGTTCGATGCTCTCGTAGCGGATGTTTGCCATCTCCAGCGCTTTGCTGAGTACGATCGTTTTGGTTTTATCAAGCACTGCCATATCAATACTCCGTTACGGATCCGCCTTCCCAGCGAACATCAAACACCGCTTCTTCGCTATCAACATCTTGCGTATTCACGGACCACATGTTTTCGCCGATCACTGTTTTACCGTTGGCCAGCTCAACGACCACCGTGACGTTGGTGGAATCGTTGATTTTAGCGATCGACGTCCCGCCGCTGTCACGCGCCTGGTAGGAAATAAACGGCGCCCGCGGCTTCTCTTCGTAACCGTGGACACCATCCATCCCTGTCAACGTAGAGCGTTCCCATTTACAGGGGCTGTATTTGAACTGGCCGGCAACCATGACCGTTACACCGTCGATGGTAACGTATGCAGTACCGGCCAGGCGGTTAGTTGTATCTCCCATAAATCCCCCTTAGGCCGCGGTCTGTGCGCGTCGCCATTGATTGAGTAGTGCGAAAATTTCCAGTTGGTCGATCAACGTACCCGTCCACAGCACATCGATCCGCTTGGTATTGCTGCTGTTACGCTCCACCAGCAACGTCTCAGCAAATGCCGCGGCGTCCTGCACATAGCCGTTATATTCCAGCGTGCGATACTGGGCGATCAGTTCCGCGCGGATCACGTTGGGCGTCACAATCGCGGAGCCTGGTGCAAAACGGGTGCCGTCGTTGGCCAGCTTCATGCGGCCGAACTTTGAAGTGATTTGCGTGCGCAGGAAACGGGTCACGAACATCAGCAGATAGAGCGTCTCAATGTTCAGGTAGCTGTCATCTGCATCGCCGAACTTGTTTTTCTGGTAGGTGGTGATGGTCTTTTCAACCTGCACAGAACCATCATCAGCGACCGTAAACGTTGAGATGCCGCTGTACAGCAGATTATTGCGCTCGGTCAGCATGAAGCGGGATTCCAGCGGCGGAGCCAGTACACCACTGATCGTCAACGTCTGCGTTGGACGGCCCGGATCGTTCCGCAGGCTCGGCGCAATCGCCCCGGTCAACGCTGCCGCCCAAAGATAAGCGGGCGTCGGTGAGCCATTGATCCCCAGCAGCGTCTCATGCTGGTTATTGCGTGCTTCGCCGGCGGCGGACAAGGAACCATACGTGCCCGCCAGCGCGCCGAATGAATGACCATAGAGCTGCTGTGCGTAAGACCAACGGCCGGTAGCATCTGACAGGAACTCTTTCACGGCATCCAGCGACGTGGTGTCCGTGTAGGGGTTGACGATGAAGTCAAATGCGCGATCTTGCAGATTACCCAGCGGATCAGTCAGAGACGGCGCACCGGCACCGCCGGCCATTGCCGTGATCTTCAATTCCATGCCCTGCGGGGTTTCCTCACCGCCGGCAGCACCCTGATAATTTAGGCGAATATCGATGCTGTTACCGTGCGCACCTTTATTTTTCGCCGTCAGGTTCACCGTATCAGTGGCTGTTGTATCCACGACAGCAGTAACCGGCAGCTTGCTTTGACCGTTGATCGCCGCTGCAATCGCCGCGGCCACGGCAACATTATCATCGGTACTGACGACCGTGAGCTGAACGCGAATACCGGCAATGTAGAGCGACAAAACGCCGGTCGCAGCCGCCGCTGTCACCACCTGTAATTTACCGGCTGCCGCTGCTGTTCCGGTGGTGCCATCCGATAACGGCAGGATCCAGATTTCCGCAGAAATGTCGTTGGCCAGATACGCCGCCATCATGTTGTGCAACATGGAGCCATTGCCGCAGATGCCTGCTACCGCCGATTCAGAAGAAACTTTCTGCGGGATGCCTGGCGTTGCCGTCGCCGTTGACAGCATTTGCCCGATCAACAGCGTGCGCTGAACCGCAGTCGCAGTATTCGCCATCGAGTTATCAAATTCCGCGAAGAAAAATGGCGCGCGTTCGTTTGACGGGATACGAGTAAATGGAACGGTCATTGATCACTCTCCTGGCTTTTCTTCCCCGCCACCGGCTTAGCTGATGCGTTAGGGTCGAATTTTTGTACATCGCCATCCTTCAGGCGGCGCCCCCAAAAAATATTATCGGGAACCTGTTCACCGGATTCCGGCAAAAAGGTGCCCTTGACCGGATCGCGCACAATGCGCCCCGGTACGGGTTTCACAAACATAGGGTTACTCCAGATCGATTTTTACGAGTGGTTCAGGGGTGCCATCAGGCATGGAGATCGTGACGTCAATTCCCTCAAGCGGAGACGCGTCAATTTCATAAAACTCTTCGGGGCCCTGATAGTATTCGATATCCAGTTCCATCAGTAACTGGGCGGTATGCCCTTCGCCGTCGGCGTCAACACCAATGGTCGAACGCACCTGCAGAAACTGCTGAATTTTTCGCGTCAGTTCATAGCTATTGATGACCGCGCGCTCTACCTGCTCGCGTAGCTGCTCCAGCGCTTCTTCGGCTTTTTCTGCCCCATTGTCCTCCGCCGCATCGTCCAGTTCCTGCAGACGGCCGGTGATGCGGACCGTGGTCACCGTGTTGAACTGGGGCACATTGCGCCCCAGCGAATTCTTCACGTCGATCGGTGTCTGCACCAGGAGAACAGGATACATATCAGCAGTGGTGGGCCAGTCCCGAGGTGAATAAACCCGATCGGCGGCATCGGTCTTATTCTTCAACGCCTCAATGATCAGCAACCGGACTCCTCTCGGGTTCATGATTTCACCTTATTGAGAATAAGCTTCGTCCCCCCGTGGCTATCAGGTTGAACATCCGCAACGGCAAAGAGCGTATTGACCGGCACCCCACCAACGATGCCGACCAATACCCTGTCCCCCTGTTTAGGCGGCGACCGGAACTGACTATCACGCACACCCAGCACAGGTTTGGTGGTGTTAATAGTGCTGCCATCGTCCAGCGGCTCAACCTCTTGCGTATAAGCCCGATCGAATATGCCGCTAATGGTGTAAGGCTCCGCGCCGCCGCCAGGGCGATACTCAACCGGGTCACCAAAAACGCCGTGCAACGGCGCAAGCAAATGCTGATCCCAGTTGATTCCCATTACTCCCCCGATTGCACAGATACGGCCGGCGCGCATCGAAGCAATGCTAACTTGCGGACCTGTTCAACATCAGCAACCACGCCCAGGCCAATCAGGCGATGCGCATCCACTACCGGCAACGTGAACGCGCGGTTTTCTGGATAGTCGCAGCCATCGTGCCGCACCGTGTTACCTTTGGTGACAACCACTGAAACCATGCCGGCCGGCAGCTGTTCACCGTCCTGATCGTCATCATCGTCGGTCTCGGTCTCGGTCTCGGTCTCGGTCTCGGTCTCGGTCTCGGTCTCGGTCTCGGTCTCGGTCTCGGTAGAATTTTCTGGCGCCCGGCCGTCAACTTTCAACTCTTCACCGTTTTCCTGTTCACCTACCATTAACTCGGGCGGCAAGCCGCCCAGTTCGTTACCTTGCTGTTTTTTCGATGCCATATCACACCACCGTCGCGCAGAGTGCAGCATTTACCCGGCTTGGGATAACCAACGGAGCTGACTGCATCATCAGCAGGCGTTGCGCCGGATCTTCTTTCACCCAGGTCTTAGGGGCATAGGCCAGAGGGCCATAGTTGAAAGCAGGATCGAGGATCACGCCAAACGCACGAGTCCCCATCAGATCAGCGCCAGACATAATGACGGCACCATCAGGGATCATCGGTTTTTCGATATTGTCCAGCGGGTCAATGAACCAGTCGTTATACAGCCACAGGTCGAAGTTGCCCCAGCGGCCTTTATAAACGGCCCCTTTCTGCACCTGCGCACCGGCATTAATCTGGTTGCCGAACGGGCTCAACGCTGGGAAAGTGATGGCGTTGTCCTTGATCGTGGTATCCAGCCGGAACGCTTTCCACGCCTTGTTAGTGAAGATCAGATCCGTCGGTACCGCGCCGGAGTTTTTGAGGATCAGCGTCTGCCATTCTTCAATATCATCCGATGGCTGCGTGTTGGTCGCGCCTGCGGCAACCGTTAACGGCCATTTATCGCTGCCACTAAGGGTGATGGTCAGATCCGGCGAACGGCCAAAATCCACTACCTTGGTTTCATAACCTTCACCATTCACGGTGACTTTCCCTGACACCATGGCGCTGCTGGCCATCCATTCAAGACGGCGGTTAATCATGTCAATCTGATCTGCCATCTCGAACTGCAGGTTCAGCATTTCGCGCTCTGCCGCGGTAAATTCGCCGCCGATGCGTTCGCCGATCTGTCGGCGAATCGGTTTACGCAGATCCGGTGCGCGCTTGTCTTTGATGTATGCCGGCTTAAAGGTATTGGTCTGGTATTTGCGACTCTCGACCAGTTTACCTTCCACCAGCGGCGATACGAATGGCGCCATACGACGCAGACCCACGTCCACATCGATGGCAACCTCTTCCGTCTCGTAAGTCACCACGTTCGGGAAGAAGCGATCCAGAAGCCAGTTTTGGCTGGTTTTCAGGTTAGGGACGACCTGGACCAGCACGCTGGTATCAAAAATGTTTTCCATATTCAGTCTCTTTATGATGCCGGCACCGTGGCCGGCCAGAATTCAGGACGAGTGCAACCCTGCCAAAGAACTGGCATCAGTTACGTTTCAAAGGGGTTAGATCAGGATACCGGCGACTGGATGCTATCGCGCAGGAAGATGGCCAACGGGCGGAATTGCACTTTCAGTTCAGCAATGGTCCAGGTCGCGTCGAAGATCAGGCGATGCTGGTTAAACTCTCCCATCAGATACACACCGCCAGTTTGTGCTGTGGTTGTGGTGTCTACGTTATCGACCAAAATGGCAGACGGCTTTTCACTGCCGTCGGTGGCGTCTTTTTTGCTCGGAATATACGCGCCGGTCGCGGTGACCAAGCCGAGTACCGTCCCACGTTTAAGCGCCCCTGAAACACCGATCGTGACCGAGTCAGTGACCAGCTGTAACGGGCCGGAAACCAGCTGATCGGGTACGAACAGCGAACTTTCCATGCCCGGCGCGAATTGATTTTGTCCAAACTGGTCCATTACTTGTTACCTCGTGCAGTGTCATAGAGACTGGTCATTTTGCTTACCAGCGCATTTTTACCCGTTGCAGGCTTATCGCCGTCGGGCCCCAATCGTGCCTGCTCAGATTCACGCATCCGGGCATCCAGCGACTTTCTACCTTGTGGCTGCGGGGCTACGGCGCCCATCGTCGCCAGCGTGTCGATGGCTTCACGCGCACTCATCCGGGTATTGAAAGCCAGGTGAGCGGCCATGTCCGGGCGGCCGGCGGCATGCTTACTGCCAAAAATGGCGGCGCAACGTTTCCGCTCTGCCCGGCGACCTTTTTTCACATCGCGGTTTTCATCCTCTTCCGCGTCTTCGTCGTCTTCTTCAGCACGACGGGATTTCGCCTTTTTCCCTTTTTCCTTTTCGTCGCCATCCTCCTCGGCATCAGGGTCACGCTCTTCATTCTCTTCAGCATCAGGGTCACGCTCTTCATTTTCTTCAGAATTGCGTTCCTCTTCTTCCGCTCGCCGAGATTTTTCTTTTTCGTCTTCCTCTCCCTCAGACGCTTTTTTATTGAGGCCGAGAAGATGGGCAAACTTTAAATAAGACATACGTTAAGCTCCTGCTTCATTGATTAATTTTCGGAATGCGGCATCAGGGGTCATCACCGCATCGGCAAGCCCCAACTTGACGCCATCAGCCGCCAGGAAACAGGCAGCCTGGGTGTTACGGATAGTTTTTTCAGTGATCCCCCGGTTACGGGCTACCGTACTGACAAAAAGCCTACCCATCGCATCTACATCATCCTGAATCGCGGCACGGGCCTGATCGCTCAATTTGACGTAGGGGTTGCTCTCGGCTTTACGGTCACCGTAGGTGATGATGGTGACCGCCAGGCCATCTTCTTTAATTCGCTGTGACCAGTCACAATGAATGACGATCACCCCGACCGAACCGACACCACCGGTGCGCGGTACATGAATGCAATCTGCCGCGCTGGCGATGGCATACGCGGCGGAATACGCATTTTCGGTAAGGATGGCGTGGATCGGTTTTGAACCGCGGGCGTGATAAATTTCATCTACCAGATCGAAACAGCCGGCTACCTCACCGCCGGGAGAATCGATATCGAGGCAGATGCCGCTCACTTCGGGGTCACTGATCGCGGTCAGGAACGACTGTCTGATCCCGTCGTAGCCCGTCATACCGCTGTAGGGTCGCAGACTGCCCAACTTCTGAACCAATGTCCCCTGCACGGGGATCACCGCGATACCGCCAACCACGTCATAGCCGGCGTCCTGTTTACGTGCTTTTCGGGTAAAACTTTCATCATCCCCCAGCCAGTCAGATGCCAGCGTGTTGATGCGGGTTATCCCGAACCGGTCCATCATCGCGGCCATGACCACTTCGGCCTTTTGCGGGTGCAGCGCCAGCGGTGTGTTAAACAGTCGCTGCGCCAGGTGCGGTAAATTCACTCTGCCTCCGGATCTTTAATTGTTTCAGGTGCCAGGATTTCAGCCTGAGCCCAGCTCGGAACCGGTAGCCCCCGCTCTTTGAAGGCGGCAATCTCGCGCGCACGCTGATCCAGCATTTCTTCCCAGTCCTCGCCGGCGTTTTCTGCCGATTCCATTTCAAGCGTTGAAAGCCCGGCATCCATACCCAGAATGGCGCCTTTCTTCTCCGCCACCGGGTCCACCCAGCCACGACCAGGCCCCATCCAGCGAGCACGGCAATACGCCGCCCTAGCGTCCAGAAAGTGCGGTGCACCACTGGGCAGCGGTAAGTCTTCCGTATCGTGGATTTCTTCAATAAAAGCGGACAGGATCGGCTGGGCGAACCCCACAGAAAAATCATCGCGTCGGCGGGTCAGTGTCTTCCAGGCCTCAAGCATCGCAGAGCGTGCCGAACTGTAGTTAACATCAGACCAGTCCTGCGTTACTTGCTGTGTTGACAGGCCCGTTGCCGCGGCGATATTGCGCAGCGCTGCACTTTCAAACACCTCAAAATTGCTGTGAGGACGGGCAGCATTAACTGCCTTTACATCCTCACCGGGGTACAATATCGGCATTCTTGCGCCATTTTGCAGCGATATGCGGCGATCATTGTGAAAATCAACGCGCCCTTCTTGATAGGCACCGATCTGAGTATCGTCAAAGGTTTCCCCCATCGCCGCCTCAACCATCTGCGGGTCATAGGGAGAGGTAATGTAGGCTCCAAATACGGCGTTCAGGATAGCTGCTTCAAGCTCCGACTGATCATACTTGATGAGCATTTTCAGCCGCTGAACAACCGGCGTTAAAATCCCATTTCCCCGGTGTTGTGCGCCCCGCTCATGGTCATAATCATGGACCACATGCGGACGCCCCCAGCTTGTTTCCCGCGGGATGCGCCGCCACGTCATCGTCTTGGCGCCACTCCACCAATCGCCGATATGTGCTTCGCGGATGTGATACGCGATTGGCGCGCCATCACCGTCAATTTCAACACCACCGCGAACATTCGGCATATCGAAGTTTTGCTGCGGGTTACTCAACCGGTCCGGATCGACGATTTGCACCGTTGTGGCATAGCGGCCGCGCCCACGCCCCAGTCTGTCTGGCCGGTATTGCAGCACCGCCAACGCATCACCATCAAGCAGCTTGTGCCGAAAACCCAGGCGCAGCATTTGAGACACCGTTTGTTTGCGCTCAACATCGCAATAACGTCCCGGATCATTAGCCCATGACCGCCAATGAGCCTCAACCACCTTGCCATATTCATCTGCCCAGGTGGCGTCGAAGGCTGTATTGCCGGTCATCAATGCCAACATGCGATAGTCAGGCTTGAGGATGGGACGAAAGTTGGCGCCGACGGCGTTATCCAGCACGCGGGTAATGCTGCCGCTGGCCCAACCATCATTGCGTGCAAGATCTCGCACACGGGAAACAATGCGATCACGGTAGATATTGATCTCATTGTCGGGTGACCATAACGCAGGCTGCCAGTTGGCCAACTGGTCGCTAAACGAATCCGCCGCATCGTAAGGCACACGGCTGCCGCCCACCAGCATGGATGCCTTTGACCGCATCGGCGGTAGCGGCTGCCCATTCGGGCCTAAAATTTTGATGTCATTCATCAGAATCTAAACCTCATTGGCCGACGTGGGCGGGGAACAATACCCAACTGCGCCTGCAGCAACTGGATCAGTGCCATCAGGTCCGCCATTGAGGCTTGTTGATAAGAAACAGAACGCGTGCCATCACCTTGCGTGTACGAGAACGACACACCGCGCGCGCCGGCTGCGAGGTCAATATAGGCCTGTTGCGCCTTTGCCAATGCGTCCTGCAATTGCGCAGGCGTCATCGCACCGGCCAACAGGCTGGTGTTACGATTAAACATAGGGATCCTTATGATGGCAAAAGTTGTGACAGGCGCTTGCGCTTCGGTTTTTCCGGATCTTCAATGATGACGCCAGGCAGTCGAAGGTTTTGTTTTTCCTCCGGCTGCTGCGGCGCCGGCAACAGGCGATCGGGATTTATCGCGATGTTGTCCGCCAGCAGATTCAGCTTTAAACCGAGATAAAACAGGCCGCACAGGGCTGCATAGCTGTACACCCTGCAGTCCAGCGCTTCGTTTGCCCTGCCTGGGAGCTGCTCCCAAACTCGGTAACGCTGGCCGCCGGATACCTTCAACACCGAACGTTCTGCCAGCAACTGGCTGAAATAGTTCAGGTCACGGTCTGCCGGAAAATGCATGTAACTAGCTGCAGGCTCACCCGGTGCAGGCGGATCGATATGCAGTCGCCCGCGGATGGTATCCTTGGCCGCATTCACCCCAATGATGATTGGTTTGAAACTGGCCTTTGACTTGGACGTTGGCTTTTTCGTCGGCCAAACCGGCGAACGTTTACCACCGCGCGCCGATTCGCCCTTGATCGCCCAAATTCGGCGGCCAAGGCGCTCTTTGGCAAACTCGTAAACTTTCTGGGTATGGTGGCCACCGGAGTCCATGCAGGCCGCCATGATCGTGAATCCACGCCCGTCAGCCCGGCGCCAGACCTGCTTGAGATACGCATCGAGGCGTTGCCACGGTTCGTTGGTTTCCAGATCGCCCTCAATCACGTCGAAGGCAATCGACCAGCTCTCCTCATTACGTCCCCAACCCGTCACCTCAATTTCAAAGCGACCATCCTGGGTATCGATGCCGGCCGTTAATACCGCCACGCCGTCAGGCACTTCTGCTGCATAGACTTCACAGCGCTCCAGCAAGCGTTTCTCGCTCAGCGCTTTTTCGCCGCGGTCTTCATACGGCTCGCCAAGCACCAGGTTGATAAAGGTCTGACGCATGAGCGGATCGTTTTTCACCCGTAGCCACTCAGCCACCAGATACTTCCAGGCTGCGTTCGGGAACAGGCTGTAACCCGCCCAAATGTGAAAACCCGCATGCCCTTTAAATGGTTTGGTTGCGCGCCATTCGCCGCGCTTCACCATACCCGACTTTTCGTTATGGTGGATCACGCAACCATTATGCCGGCAGACGTAATATGCCGATTCGGGGATGCCTTCTCCATTTTCATCCTTGTCCCATTTGATTCCGTATGGCGTCTCAGGGCCGCCCCATTCCAGTACCTGAAATTCACCGCAGTGCGGGCACGGGACGTAATAGCGGCGCTGATCGCTTTCCTCATACGCCTTTTCAATCCGGCTGGTGCCTTTCACTGTTGGCGTCGAACCCAGGGCAATTTTGCGGTTCCAGAATGTTTCGGAACGCTTAATGCCCAGTGCAATCTGATCACCTTCCACCCCGGCGCCGCCGGACGGATAACCGTCAACTTCGTCAAACAAGATGATTCGGCAGGTGATACGGCGGAAACCGCCGGGGCTATTTGCCCCCACCAGCGTCAAATTGGCGCCGTTGGCAAAGGTCTTTTTGAGGATGGTCTGATTACTGTCCTTGGCCTTTGGATCACCACAGATTTCCGCCAGCACCGGAGTATCACGCAACATCGGCGCGATCTCGTTTTTACTGTAATCTTCGGCATCTTCAACACGCGGTTGAACAATGAGGATCGGCGACGGGTCATGCGCCAGGTAATAGCCGACAACGTGGTCAAGGATTTTGGTGTAGCCGACGCGCGCCGACTTCATCACCGACACCTGCGTCACCGCCGGATCAGTAATGGCATCCATCATGCCATCCTGGTACGCGAAAGATCGGAATCGACCCGTTTGCGCACTGGTTTCTTTCGAGAGCACCGCGTATTTATTAGCCCATTCGCTCAGTGACAGCGGTTCGGGCGGGCGAACATCGGAGCGACGCTGGCGCAGCTCCCCGGTGAAATTCTGCCAGGCTGCAGCGTTAGTTCTCTCCTCGGTTGTTATCTGCATCAAGGCTCAATTCCTCCATCGCCTCGTAAACCACCTCCTGCAGTGCCTGGACAAACTCCGCGTCGTTGGTGGTAGAAGCCAGCACCCGTAACCGGGGGCCATGTTCAGGAGCAATCGCAATGAGACGGGTGCGCATGCGGGCGTATTCATTACCTACGGCCTCGATCATGTCTTTGTACGGCAGCACCTGCCCGGATTTAATGTCGTACTCAAGCTGGGTAAGCAACGCGAGGAAGTTTTCTTTCATCTGGCGCGCTTCATCAAGCGTCATCGTCACGCCGTGCTCGGCGATCATCCGCTCAACGGTTTTCGTCGGAGACTCGGCCAGATCCTTATCGTTTTTGTTACCTGACTTGTTACCCGAGGATCTGTTACCTGTTTTGTTACCCTGCTTGTTACCTGCCGGTTTTTTCTCTGGTCGGGTAACGGTTTTTCCGAAGCGCTCGATGTTCGCATTCGACGCTTTAACGTCAATGTCGTCTCCGGCCAGAACCAGCCAGCCGCGGGCCTTCCAGGTTGTTACCGTCTTTCGGCTGACGCCGTGAAGTTTGGCAAAATCTGACTGGTTCATCTGTTACCTCAGGTGTTACCTGTTACCCAAATTTCAAAAGTTGATAGCTAGACGCAGAACGCGGCGCGCAATGCCCGTGAGATAAAAAAGTGCCAGGAAGGACCCATTTTTTTCTGGAGCCCCCAAGGAGGTGCGCGGTTCAAATTTTTTTGAACCTCACCACGTAGGTCACCATGTCGCCGGGAAGAATTAGATCATGACAGTGACAATGTGCCGTGGTCTGCTCTTGGCTTGGTATCGGACGGCTTGCTGCGAATGCCTTCGGCGGCGGAGGAGGTGGTGCTGGTAGCACAACTACATCACCCGGCTTATAAGGTGGCGGGGTTGGTGCCTTCATGCCCATGATGGTCATCCCCTATCATTTTGCAGTTCGCATCGCCTCTGCCATAGCCCTGCTCAGCTCTGTCGGCATCAAGGCATTGGCCATAGCCTGCGCACGGTCGAAATAGCCAAGCGTCGGTTTCACTGGCAGAGCATCACCGAACTGGATCAGCAACTTCGGCGCCGGCATCTTCATGCGTGGCTGACGTGTACCATTTGCAGAGCGTTTGCGCCGTTTTTTGCCCTTCTTCCCTTTCTTGGCTTTACGCCGCTGCCAGACGCCGTTGGTGCCGTCGATTTCACCAATGAACACGTCATCCTTAGCCTTCAACTGCGCCATCTTGTTGCGCGTCAGGTTGCCGTATTTGTTCAGTTTGATGTTCTTGGGGTTCAGCAGCACCTGGCTGTTCAGCTTATGCTGGCCGCCGAATTCGAACGGCTCCAGATAGCTCGCGGCTGTGTCCATCACGAACACCTTGGCCTTCAGGTTGCTTTTCCGGGCGCCGAACGATTTAACCGAGTTGACCGTAAACGGTGTGGGGTTTTCCAGATGCCGCTTAAACGCGGTTTTCTCCGCTGCCTCTATCTTTCGGGCGACGCTTGTCAGTGCCTGCGCCGTAGCAAACGGGATTTGCTTACGTACGCTCTGGAGTTGAGCCGACAGCTCTTTTAAACCTGCCATCCTCACCTCCAATAAAAAAAACCGCCGCAGCGGGTTATGTAAGATCTAGATGAATTAAACCAAGTTGCCAATAAACTTAGCAATAACCTTTAGCTGTGCTTGAGGAATTCCTTTGACAGCGCCAGTCAATACATAGCCACCGCCTTCCTCTCCAATCACCATTTCCATGGTGTAATTATTTACACCTTGGATAACATTAACTGCCTGAGGGTTATGCTGTGATACATGCAAATCCAATTTATTTCCTTGGATATGACCTTGGTAGGTGAAACCAAAATCACCACCGTTAATGGTGTTGTCTTTAACAACGACAGTCCCTTGACCAACATCATTGTTATTGCTTTTGAATGTAACGAAATAGATACCGTTTTTCATGTCGCACCTTTTATATTGCCAAATGGCCAGGGAATTATAACCATGCGTCATATAAGGTGAAAGTAAATCCTACCAATTACTCTTTCACGTAGATTTCAGTCGCAACCACTGATTGCGCTTCTAACAGCTCAGCGCGGTTGCTGGTGACAATGGCTGTGTGGTGCGGGTGTGCGTTTTCAGCCAACCATCTGATTAACGGCCTGGCTGCATCTTCGAAGCTCCCAGTAGCCCACGATTCACCATAATCTTCATCACTACTATGCGGTTTGTCTTCCATTCTATTTTTCCTCGACGGCTACCCGCCATTGGTTCAGCGTGGCTACCTGGCCGGCGCAGATTGATAACGCTGTTTGAAGCGCCAGCGCATGACTGCCAATGTCGCCCCAGGTGTCGCCTTGTAGGCTTGGCTGCTCGCATGGCCTGAATACTGTTTCAGGGGGCAGGATTATTACCTGCTCTGGCGCCGGCGGTGGAGTTTTGCTGCAGGAGCTCAACGACAGAATCAGGCATACGCTCAGCAGCGCAGGGATTATCTTTAATCGCTTCACGGAATTTCCTCTGCAAAATGTCGTACTGCTGGCGTAGCTGTTGCTCGTGCTGTTGTTGTGCAGCCACCAGTGCGCGGTTCTGAGCATCCTGATCCTGCAGCGTAGCTATCAACCCCGCCTGCTTGCTGTTTTTCAACTGCTCCGTTGAAAGCCTCTGGCCGGTCAACTGCAGCTCTTTGCGGTAACCCCAGTTGCTGACGGCCAGCCACGCGACCAATCCGAGAGCTACTGCCACCAGCATTGCTTTCCAATTTGGCAATGGGAACCAATTCATAACAGCACCTTACGCGCCATGTCATGCCGCTCCTTGCGATCAGATAATCCGTTGATGCCACCATTGATACGTTGGGTTACCCATTCGATATCGTTAGCATTGCGGCCGCAATCGCGAGACTTCCAGAACCAGCCGGCAGAACGCATCGCGTTACCGTCACTCTCCAGCAATTGAGGATTGCCAACCAGGTCGAGTTTCAGCGCAATACCGCACGATCGGTAGTTGTCCTGGCCGGTAACCTGAATCAGCCCACGCCCACGGTATTTCCAGCCATCACCGCGTGATTTATTCCCCAGGCGATCGGCGTATACCAGGTTTGCAATCGCCGGCTGGTTTGCCACGTGTGCCGTTGTACGTCCAAGCATGTCAGCCTGATAGGGAGTAATGCGCTTCCCAAAGGTTGAAAGCAATCCCTGTGGCGTGTAGTTCAGGCTCTCTACCGTGCGGGTAAAGCCAGCTGATTCATGCCCTACCTGAGCAATAAACATTGCCTGTGCCGCTGGCTTCTCGATAGAGAACTCAGCAAAGGTGGCGATCAGATGCGGATACCAGCGCGCGGCTAACCCGGCGCTAATACCAGCCGCTCGTTGAAATTCGTTTTGTGTCATTGTGGCCTCAGGGGGTGTAGCAGTTTCGCGATGTTCCCCTTAACCCGGTACAGCGCGATGCAGATGATGAGATTCGCCGCGATTACGCCCCAGTGTGTTTCCTGGTACTGCTGAGCAATGAAGCGAAACGGGATCCATGAATAGGCGCAGATAACCAACCATGCCAGCCAGGCTATCCATGCCCGGTGCCGGTAACCTGTTTTTCTGAAACATGCCAGGCGGCAGACAATCGCCGAGCACAGCAACACATTCAGCACAACAAGTGGATCACTAGTCGTTACTGTGTGAATGAGGTTTAACCACATCACAGAGATATCGTTACTTGCCATTCGCGCCTCCCCGGAATCTGGAAAACAGCGATGTCGGATCCTCCATCTTCTCACTGACGAAGGTTAGCAACTTGACCGCGACGGCAGAGATGATTAGCGCACCTAACGGCTCAAGCGGGGTATCGTTGTAATTTAGCCATGCTGAAAGCTTAGCGCCGGCAACACTCGCACCGAGTACGCCTGTGCCAAATGAGACGACGAACGAGAAAGCCTGTCTGATTCGCGGAATGTCTTTGGCCTGGGTGACGTAGAACATCGCACCGATGAACGCGCCAAAGATAACCCCGTAATCAATGCCAACTGCAGGCGCCGCAATCGTGGCCGACACCAGCGCAGTGGTGCCAGTCGCAGTTAATGGATCGGACATCGTTACTCCTCATTGCTGTAATTGTCCTCTCCATACCGAGGGCATCAAAAAACCGCAGTCTGTGCCACGGCTAATAGGGTTCAGCCACCAGCCGTAAACGATTTGGCGATACGGGGTGTGCCAGGGGTGTGTCGGATGTTGGCTGGGGCTGAAAACAAGAAAACCCCGCCGAAGCGAGGTTTTAATTTTGGTGCCGGTCATTACATTTATGGCACGATATCAAATTAACGCTAAATATGGACTATTTAATTAACTTTTGCAATACCCTGTTGTGATAATGTCGCTTTTTGTTGTGATCGTGATCTCGATAAAGATATTAGACCTTCCCGATCAAGCCTCTGGAATATTCCACACATCAGCGACCAATACTGCCCATAGTTTTTTGACCAGTTTGGCGCGGATACCTGAAGTAGCTCAGCCACTTCTTGGCACTGGTAAGCTTTACCCCCCATTATCCTGGCTTTCACATCTTGGGCGGCCAACCAAGTCAACGCCCTAAGCTTTTCGATCGTCTTACCAGCTATGCGCTTGCCCATAACTTCGATGCGGGCGCGGAATTCACCCCAAGCCCAGCGAGTGATCTCTTCCTGATGGCTGAACGAAATATCGCCCGTGTAGCACCATGAAAGCCAGCTGCGCTGATTGCTCGCGATTGGGTAAATAGCCCTGCGCCAAGAAGTAGCTGAAAACGTGGCAGGATCAATAAGCGCAATTGCCCCTGAGCTCGGTCTGGTTTCAGTGCCAGGAACAGGTGCGCTATGAATTGTAATTCGCTTTCCGTCTTCCTCCACGATAGTGCGTCTCTTACGCTTCAACCGCGTAGTGCATACTTGCGTTGATTCAGTGAATGCCTGTAGCTGCCCTTTTGTCTTTCCGCTGGTATCAGCAGTTGCCATCATGAAACATTCCCGGATGTACTGCAGGTATTGTTCGGTCATAATCATGCATTTTCTCCAGGCGTCTGGCCCGCATGCCAGCTCGCCTTTTACTCCACACTTATGAAATGGCGCCGATCGATAACGAGTGGTCGATGAATCTGAACCACAGTTCGATCTGAGTGCCGTGCTCTTCCTCCCACCGTGACATGTCACGATGCAATTCATCGTGATGTTTTCTGCAAAGTGGGATGGTTAAAAAATCGTGCGCCTTGGTTCCCATGCCACCCTGTCCGTGGCCAATGATGTGATGGGGGTCGTCCGAGGGTGCTCCGCAGCATGCGCATGGCTGAGACTTAACCCAACGGGTAAACTTCTCACTGGTCCAGCGCTCACGCTTTGGAATCTTGAATAACGCCTTTGGCGGGGCCGGATCGATGACTAACGTTTTGGCCGCTTTTTTGGCTTTCTCGGCAACAATCTGGCGTGCAGCCGGCGTATGCTCGATATCTGATTCTTTCTTAACCCCAGCAGGCACGCTGTGCGGCGCCACACGCAGTGATGCAGCGGCCACCTCTTCAGGAATCAGATCGATAACCTCTTTGACCCACGCCCACCAGCAGAGCTCCGGCAACGTCAGCTGGTGGGATTCGTCAAACATGAAGTGCGCGCGGGCGCGGTAAACGACAAAATCAGCCACGTTCTGCTCTGCCAGCTTATTTAGCATCGGGCTCGTCTGCTCACGGTATTTGTGCTGGTGGTGCCAGCACATCCTGATGCTGTGATCGCCGTATTCCATCACGCTGATGTTCTTGTCGTGATACCCGTCTGCGCTGGCGCACTGGCATTCAAAACCACGGTCTAACCAATCTCGCATAGCGGCGGGGCCACCAGCGGCCCCCAATACTCGCTCATGCGTGAAGAACGAGCGAAAACGTGGGTCAGTTGCCAATTGCTGTTCTACTGTCGGCAGTGCGCCGGATGGCATTTTGCGGAATTCAGGCGGAACTCTTGTCACCATGACCCGATCACCGAACAACGACATCAGATCAGCACCTGGTTTCAATATCACCTGGCCGAGCTCGCTGATAATGATAGGTTTCAACAGGCAGCGCATGGCATCACCTCGCTGATTCTCAGTTCCACTTTCCCGCCTTTCGTGACCGGCCCCCATTCCGCCTCTATGCGCTTAATCTGGCTGTCATCCAGCCAAACACCAGCCTGCGTCATCGCATCGAATAATGCCTTGAAGTAGTTATCCAGATCCCGGCGCGCTTTATTCGGCGGGCAGAACACCACATGAACCGAGATATTGGCGCTGATCGGCTTCGGCCGGCGGCGCAGTTGCTCGACTACCTGAGCTATAGCCTCTGCCTTGAAAGCCCTTCCACGCTCACTGACCAAAGTGCGACCACGCGATGAACCCTTGTTAGGGGAACGCCAGTAGCCGTTGACGCTTGGTGGGAATGGTAATGTCAGTTTCATGACGCCACCACCTTGGCTGAGTGCGCAATACGGGCTGCTGCTGTGGTTAAGTGATCAGGGTCTAACTCGATACCGATAAACCCGTAACCCTCAAGCAATGCCGCTTTTCCCGTTGACCCTGAGCCCATGAATGGATCAAGAACGAGGCCGCCTGCCGGTGTAACTAAACGGCAAAGGTAGCGCATCAGCTCAACAGGTTTCACTGTTGGGTGGTTATTCCTGGCCCCCCCAGTACGTCCAGCACCAGCGCGCGGATCGTTAAGGCCTACGCTTCCCTCTTTTCTTCCACCTGTCATGTCGCTCGCGGTGAATGGCATGAAGCGCTCCATACCTTCATCACGTTCCGACTTACCGACTTTTGCGCAGTAGAAGAAACGGGCGGCGCTCCCCTTGTCATTGTGAAACGCGCCAGGCACGCGATTGATCATTCCTCCGAACTTTACTGCGCCGCTAAACCCATTTGCCGTTGGTTCAGTTCCTTTCACCGGCGCTCGCGCGCCAGCATTTTGAGGAAACTCGTCTATCACTTCTTCGCTTCCATCGTGAAGTATATTCGCTGGCCAGCGGCCATCCTGATCCTGAGCAACATCATCATTGTTACTAATACGGCAGGCATCGATGTTTAAGGCCCCGGTCCCAAACTGAACCACATTACCCTCCACCGTTCCCAGCAGCAGCTTTCGAGCCATAACAATCGGCTCATGCGCGGGTTTCAAGGCCGTGCCTTTGCCTTGGTGCTCACCAGTAAGGTTCTTCGATTTGGGGAAACCGCTGCCATAAATCCACATCAGTTGATCACGAATTTCAAAGCCGGCATCCTCGATATTTACCGCCAGACGGTGATAGGTACGGGCGCCACCAAAAGCGAGCAAATGGCCACCAGGCTTAAGTACCCGCAGGCATTCTGTCCACTGATCTACTGTTGGCACCTGGTAATCCCACTTATGCCCCATAAAGCTCAGGCCGTAGGGAGGATCAGTTACGATAGCGTCTATAGAGTTATCAGCCATGTTGCGCAAAACATCTTCACATCGGCCTACGTTAAGTTGGTAGATCATGCAAATTCTCCATAAGCCTTGCGAACCAGATAGCGCACTACGCAGTAATCAGTGCTGAAGCGCTGGCGTTGCCATTCAATCAACCAACCCTGGCGCTGGGCGTACTTTAGAAAATCACCGCGTTCTTGCCACGTGCGGCGGGCTTCTCGGAGCATCCACCAGCGCCACATGCGATGAGCAATTACCAACAGCGGCATAACCTCAATTCCAGATACGCACTTCATGCTGAAGGCTCCTTCTCAACGGCAACCAGGCGGTAGAAATAAACCCACTTACCCGATTTGCTTTTTGCCATCCGGCGTTCCTTTACCAGCCCCTGGAATGGCTTGCTGAATTCACGCAGACGAGCGCTGATAGCTGCTTGTGTGTCGTAGACGCCGTACATCTCCCCCACCAGCCGTTCAAGGTCACGCAATGTGCGCCACGTTGCACCTGCTGCGGCATTTCGCACGCGGCAAATCTGGCTATCTGGGTTGTCTTTCAGGAAACCTTCGCGCACCAACCGACGAATGCCCTTGTTGATGCGTTCGCTTTCTAATGCATCTACCGGGATCGTTAATTTCTTCATGATGGGTTCCCCTCTCGCTTCGAGCGGATGCGCGCCAGCAGCTCTTCACCTTTTCGCTGAAATTTGCCGTCTTTATCGATTAGCTCTGACGGCGCCGGGATGTGTTGCTTGTGGGCGATTTGTGGCGCAGGGGTTGGCACTCGTTCGCCCTTGGCCAGCCGTTTAGCCCATCTGTTGAGGTGCTGCTGAATTGACTTGCGGATCTCGCTTTCGGTGTAGTTGTGCTGAAGCATCAGATGGCGAACGTCGATCACAATCCAGTACATGACCGGCGCCGACCAGTTGAAATCTTCAGGCCGCGCATGCTGCCCGCGATTCGCGCTGTAGCGCTTGAACTCCGCCTCAACCTCATCAACCGATGGCAGGCCGGCATTCAAAGCTGCACCCGTCTTGCACCAGCCAATGAATTTCCCACAGCTCGGCCAGAAATCGCTTTCCTGCTGTCGGGCCATACGCATGCCAGCTTGCAGTTGTTCCACCGAGGTGATCCCGTTCTCTGCGAATGCCAGGATCCACTGACGCTTTGCTGCAGCGACTTCTGCTGGCGTGCTCAACGCTGTTTGTTTTGCCGCAGGGAAGACTTGCATGAGGTTGGTGAACAGCAGATCAACCAATTTTTCCGCATTCCCATTGACTACCCGCGCCTGTGGCTCCGCCGGCATCATCCGCGCCAAGGCTCCACCATCGCGATTTTGAATGGCACTCATGAATTTATTCATAGCGTGTTACCCCAGGCTTCGGCCGTGTTCCAGTGTCCACCAGCCGCGCCGGCTGGGTTGGCGCTAAGCTTCAGCGTCAGGTCATCCCACTTCTCGCGCAGCTTTGATGGGCTCAGGATGTTCTTGCACCAGAACGGATCCCGGTTTGCCTTCGCGAACAGCTCACAAATCTGCTTGTGTGTGCGTCCGTCCTGAGAGCACATCAGGCGGATTTCGTTTGCCCAGTCAGTCCAGTTCGGTTCCTTCGGTCTGGCGACTTCCCCATCGCTTTCGGCAGCTTGCTCATACAGCTTCACAATGCGTGACCGGATCCACTCCGCGCACTTCAGGTCTTCAGCACTACCCCAGATTTTTTTCTTGGCACTGAACACGGCAGCTTCTGGATGCCGAGATAAAAACTTCTCCTCGTCTGATTCGTCGGGTTGCGTAGCGACCTGACAAGAAGATTTATTGTCTTTAGGTTCTAGTGATAGGTTCTGGTGCCGCGTGCTGCCACAGGGGGTGCCAGCAGGTGACACAGGGGCTGTGCTTTCTGACGCCCCACCTATGCTTTCTCCTGACCCACCTGTGTTTTTTGACGGCACAGGGGCTATGCTTTTTCCTGCCATAGGGGCTGTGTTTTCTGACGACACAGGGTTACCCAAGGTCAACTGGTAAATATTTGACGTGTTGCCCTTCCCATTGTTGCTACCAAGGCGGTTCTCTTTGGATAACAACCCCATAGTTATCAATGCCGTGATATGTGCCTTCACCGCGCTCTTACTGCATTCGCAATGATCGGCAATGTGTTGGTACGACGGCCAGCATTCGCCGTCATCATTGGCGTTGTCAGCCATTTTGATGAGCACCAGCTTGCGCAGCGGGTTACCCACCTTAATTTTCATGGCCGTTGCCATCAGGATCATGCTCATACATCCACCCGCTTAAATTTCTCTTTGAATCTCTCAAGGGGCTGCATGCACTCATGCGGATAGCCCTCTCTCATAAAAATCACCTGACGCTCTACACGTTCCCACCGAATGACCTTCACGGGGTTGATTGGCTCATGGTTAGCTCGCCATCAGCTCAGAGGCGTAACGTTCCGCGATCCACTGAATGCCACGCGGCGTTACCCTGGTTTGCGTGAAGGCGTGACCAAAATCAGACGTGCCAGTTTTGACGGTGAATAGACCGTCGCGCTGGCGTAGAGCGTGGGGAAGAAGATTCCCGGACTGGCGGAACAGAACCTTGTCGCGGATCAGCGCGTCAATCATCGCTTTCTCAGGCATGTTCAAAACCTTGGCCGTGGCACGCAGGCTTTTTGAACCTGAGGCGTCTACGTAATGATCGACAAAGGCCACCTTCGGTGCGTCGGCCTGAACCTTCTGCTCCAACATCTCTTTCTGTTCCGCCATATCCGCAGCCAAGCGCAGCGCTTCGGGCAGCGTCTGCGGGACTGGGGAGTTTTGCTCTTCCAGTTCATGCAGGCGCTTGATCACTCTCATGCGCAGGCTGGCGCTATACCCGGTCACCAAACATTCGGTGTGCTCTCTGTCGAGCGCGTATTCCCGGTATTGCTGGCCGTTCTGAGGGTGTCTCCAAATCTGGATATACCCATCCAGACCTTCGCCCAGCTGTTCCAGCATGATTTCGATGTCGCGCATGACGTGGCCGTGTTGCTTGCCAGTCAGCTCGGCAATTTCACGGCTCGTCATTTTCGGGCTGTTGCCACCGATCGCTACGTTTGCCATAATGAATCGACCTATCAGGTTAGGTTTTAGAAAAGTGATGGCCGATCAGTTGCAGCTGTTCGGCTTTTCTTCTTCCCTGATTCCGGCTTCTCTTCCTTGGTGCAGCTCGCAAGTACGTACTGGCGCGCAAGCGTGAGACAGTCGTCATAAATCATCCCCTTCCTGCTCGCCTGTGACTTCCGCCGGTAAAGGTCGGCTCCGTGTGATGCCCCCCCTGAGCCAGCGCTTCGCTAAATCCCTCTTTCACCAGTTGCTTCTTGATGTTGTCGTAAACAAACGTGTCCCAGGCCATAAAGCCCCCTATTCCGCCTTTGGTTCCCGGATGTGCTCCAGCATCGCCATTAACCCGCGCGCCAGTTCTGCGGTTTCCTCGCCCCTGAACGTCAGCATGGTTTCCGACCGCCGAAACCCTGTAGCTGCCAGCAGCAGGCTCGCTTTCTCCACTAGCCCCCCTTTGCTCTGCCAACGGCTCACCTGCGATTTATCAACGCCGATCGCGCCGGCCAGGCTTGTCACCCCGATAGCTGCAATGCGGCCCATGATGTCGCTCTGGATCGCCTGAGCTTCGTTGCGTGTTGTTGCGGTTTGCATCTGTAATAATCTTCCTTGTTAAAAATCAGTTTGTTGTAATCAGGTCTGACAGGTCTGGGCGAATCTCTACGGCTTTAACTTTTCCGCCAGTAGCTTTCTCGATGCGCTTAACGTAAAGGGCGTCAATGCCGCCTCCGTGAACCCAACGCCAGACTGTTGGTTGTGATACACCGCATAAGATGGCTAATTTCTTCTGTCCACCTACGATGCTTACGGCTTTTTGGATAGCTTTGCTCATCTTTTAATCCTTAAACGTATTATTCAAGGATGATAATAGCAATGAGTATTATCAACTGCAATAGCAAAGCGAATTTGACGCTCAATACGCGTGGCTATAAATTTGCTGGCATGAAAACGACACTTGCAGAACGCCTTAACATGGCGATGGCCAAACGCAACAACATGACCCAAGCAGCCCTTGCTGAGGCGTCAGGCGTTGCGCAGCCGACCATCTGGCGATTAACTAAAGGAAAGGCAAAAACTTCGGGGCGTCTCGTCGATATTGCTAATGCCCTGGGTGTGAATGTTGATTGGCTGGCTAATGGCGTTGGCGAGATGGAGGGGGATACTCCGTCCATAACCCCACGGATAGAGCGATACAGTCAGATCCCGGTATGGGATGAAAATGGGGTTACTGACGATTTTGTCATTTCTCCAAAAGGAAAAGCATCACCATCATGGAAAGCCTTTATTCTAAAAAGAAATAGCGGATGCGCAGAAGCTCCTGCCGGCTCTATTGTTATTGTTGACTCAGACTCCACGCCGGGTTCCGGTGATTTAGTCGTTGCAAAAGTGAACAGCTCAGTTTCAGCTTATCGCTTCGTTGATGGCGGGTCGCATGGATACTTATCCGTTGACGATGCCAGGGTTCCACTGATTGAACTAGCGCCGGACTCATTGATCGGTGTTGTAGTTCTACTGCTACGCGACTTCAGAATGTAATCCCCCAAACCCTGCTCTGGCAGGGTTTCTTTTTCGTACACTCCCGCCGCACGACGCACTAACATTTCAATCATATGAAACCCCAGGTGTAAAAGTTGACACTCAAAAACACTGTTTATATGTACAGTTATTTTCAAACTTTAATCCTTTCTCAAGAATTTGCAAAGCGTTAATCCCTGCCAGAAATCACACAACAGACCTTATCCAAACCTCGTAGCACAAATTTTTACCAACTAAATTTACTTTCAAAACAGATGATTATAGCAATTGCTATTGATTCAATCTTAATACGTATTGCTATTGATAATACTCATGGCTATTATCTCTCCATCGACAGCAACAACGTCACCCCAAACCACCGGGACGCTCTTTAACAATCAGAACCGCATGACAGGCTGACCGCAGCGCCCTGGCAAATTGAAATGGCGCCGGTACGGATACCAGGCAGGTAGGTGAGTCGCCCGCGGGCGATAGCTTACGCAGAGGATTACGCAGCGAGAGGCTGATAAGTCATGCAAACAACCGGAGTTAAAACCATGAAGATAATGGACTTCTTAGAAAGGCACCCTGTCATAAACGGGATGCTGATTGGAACATTAATTAGCTTCGTCGTCGGAATTCTCATCCCACCGCTCACGGTATTTTTTAAGTGGTGGTCGTCAATTTTCGGCGTATGAAGCAAGTGGATTTACCCTGCCGTCGAGAGCATCCGGCGGACAGGCATAAAACCACTGAGAGGAATAACAAAATGGCAACTCGTTCAAATATCAACGTTAAAGTCGGCGAGGTTTACCACTGCATCTACTGCCACTGGGACGGCTACCCATCTCACCACTCACCGATTCTGACTGGCCATTACAACTCCCAAGAATTGGCTGAAAAGCTGGTTTCGTATGGCGATATATCTTCACTCGCTGAAAGCTGTGAGCAACCAGAAGGGCATTCATACGACTCACCAGCAGACGGGTACACCACCTACTACGGCAGAGACCGAGGCGGAACGAACGTTGATTTCAAAGTTCGGACTTCACCGCTTGAACAAGAAGAATATTCATACACCTGGGATGGTGAAAAATGGCTGTGCGATGGCGTCGCAATTCTGCCGGTAGAAAGTTCCGAAATAGACACAAAAGACATCATCGCCCAGTTACTGGAGGACGCTCGCCGCTTACAGCAAATTGAGCCTAACGCAGGAACTGCATCGCGTATCGAAGCAGCAGAAAAAGCATTGGCTTAATGAATCAGCGCCCCGGCATGCCGGGGCCAAACAGCAGAGGGTTACACGATGGGATGCGATATTCATTTATACCGAGAAAAGCAAGTTAACAGCCAGTGGGTGACCGCTGACGTTTGGGAAGAAGATGATGATTACGAAGGGGGAGCTTACTCCGAAGTACCATGGCAAAACAGATTCACCGACCGCAACTACAAATTATTTGGTCTGCTGAGCAAAGGAGTTAGAACCGAGTATCCATTCTCTTTCGAGCCTCGCGGTTTACCGTTCAGCGCTTGCTGCGAGGTTAAAGCCTGTAGCGATCGCTGGGATTGCGACGGTCATTCACACAGTTATCTGTACCTGCACGAGTTAAAGGATATGCGGGAGTTTGTGAAGACCGCGACCCTAAAAGTCAGCGGCATGATGGATCGTAACCAACTCTCGGCACTGCGTGCATCTATCGACTCAGGAAAGCCCGATTGGAATCAACTCTACCCATATTGCCAATGGGCAAGCCTCGATAGCTACGACGAATTTGAACTCGATGTGTCTGCCGACTTCATTATTGGAAGCAGCATGGACACCATTATCGCCTTATTCGACGGCGTTGATGGTGACAACCACCGGATCGTTTTCTGGTTCGATAACTAACACCCACGGCGCCCTACGGGGCGCACTGAGGCAATCATGACATTCAATCAAATCGTCTGGCTTGGCGTGTTTGTCTTATGCGCCTCCTGCTGGGCTGGTTTCGGTTTTTATCTCGCCGGTTAATGCCGGCGTATTAGGCTGACCACTCGCCCGATTCCTTAAATTCTGGAAGCGGTGAAGGATCCTACCTCATGAGTGGTCAGCCCAATACCTCACCTATCTGGTGGCGTATCGTTCCGGTTCACCTTTTAACCTACACAGTATAAAGCCCCGGTTCGATGCGCCACCAGGTGCGTGAGAAATCACAAGCCTGCTCAGTACCACTTCCCTTGTCACATCCTTTGCCCCGCTCGCCGGGGCTCTTTTTTTCACATCAGTAAAGGTGCTGCCCGCCGCTCCGGAAGTGCCGGAACCGTAGCGAAAGCGAGCGCGGATCCCAACAAGGCAGCGCCTTTACCCATGTGAATTTCATTGAGAGGACATGTTATGCAAACCACTACCCAACGATGTGAGCATTGCGGCCAGACGCGCGACGTAGCCAAACAGGCCGTGAGCATTCAACGCTACGAAGACGGCAGATATAAGGCCGTGAGAATCCTCGTCTGCTCTGACACCTGCGCGCCGGTGTACGTCGTCCGCCAGAACATCAGAACACTGCAGCGCCGCCTGCACACCCAACAGCGGAGGCCAACATGGTAAGCCTCAACGCTCGCATACAGCACAAGTACGACCTGACCGGGGGCGATTTCGCCCCTAAGCGCCACCACGGCAAACACCTCTTCTACCTTCTCATTTTTACCCTGTGCCTGCTGACTGCCGGCGCGGTCTGGAGTTAATGCATGGCGAACTCATTCAAGCAGATGGCTAAGGACGGAACCATAAAGCGCCCTGACGGCCGCATGACAATGCGAATTGACGATATTCACGTCGAGGAAGGGTTTAACAAGCGCATTGAAAGCGAACAGACCAAGGATGACGATGAAAGGCTCTTTCAGCACCTGATGAAGGGCAGACCTGTACCGCCGCTTGAAGTGCGGGTTCGTGATGAGGGTGGTGTTTGGATAGTTGAGGGGCATCGTCGTCACCGAGCTTATGTTCGCTGCCGTGAAGCCGGTAAGCCTGTTGACCGCATACAGATAATTCCTTTCACCGGGAATGATGTTGAACGAATCGCCCGCATCATGAACAGCAACACACAGTTGCCGCTATCTCCTTACGAGCAATCTCTCGTTGTAAAAGAGCTGGCTGGCTTCAATCTTACGCCAGACGAGATCGCCTCGTTGGTCGGCAAGAGCCGCGCCACGGTCGATAAGCTGCTTGCCCTCACCCAGGCAAATCACGATGTTCAGACGCTTGTCAAAGATGGCGCCGTTGCCGTCGATGCCGCTGTTGAGCGCGTTAAAGAGCATGGCGAGCAAGCTGGCAAGGTGCTAGCTGGCGACGTCGAAAAGGCCAAAGCCGCGGGCAAGAAAAAGGTCACAAAATCCTTTATCGCTCCAAAATTCAGCGCGCCAAAGTCCCGCAAGCTCGTCACGCTCTTAGCACAGGCTGAAGTCCGAGAAATTGACGGCCAGACCGCTTACATCCTTCCCGCCGGCACTCAGCTTGATGTGCTCGCCATTCTCGATGAATACCGCTCCACCAGCGGCAAGGAGAGTCCAGATGGTTCAGAGATATAACCCTGATTACGTCATGCATGCGGCGCGCTTTGCGCCGTTTGCACGCGAAGCTGAGCATGGTGAGTTCGTTAAATTCTCCGATTATGAAGCCTTGGTATCAGAACTCGCCAGCAGCCGGCAGATCAACGCCCAAACGCTGCAGGTAAAGCTGGGTATGGCTGACACCATCAAAGAGCTGGAAGGTCGAGTTAATGCGCTGGCTGTGGAGAATGCGGCGCTGAAGAGTGCCATAACCGGGAAAGCCTATATCGACTTCGTGACATCCAATGGATGGAACCCAGGGATGAAAACCATCAACGGCAAGTTTGCCGGCTTTATGGATGCAGAGATCGATTTCGGGTGCATGGCATATGACCATGCCAAGAAGTTGATCGATGCGGTCGAAACCCCAGCCACTGACGCAGCACTTGCAGCTATCCGCAAGGAGTCACACATCGCGGGTATTCAAGCTGCTGCAGATCGTATCGGTGTCATTTCACTGAAGTACAAGCCTGGGCAAAAACAGGAGCTGATTAAAGCGATTGGCCGTGAAGTTTTCCAGTATGCCAACGAGCTGCGGGAGGCCAAATGAAAGAGCGCCCAGTGATGCCAGCAAATGAACTGAAGCTCCAGAGCGGTAGAACCTATCGCGGAAAGCGCCCACGCAACGCGATGGGTTTGGTTAACGACAGAACGATCCTGCATATCGGCGCCACCACCGTGCAATACGACAGCCCATCAGTTTCGTTCGACCGACATTACCCGTCAGTAAGCCGTGAGAAGTTTCTGGCGTGGGCTGAGCGGGATGTGACTGAAGAGTTGCCGCCGGGCGAGTTCGCTACATGGCCTATTGGCAGCGCTAGGGAGGTGGAGCGTGGGTAAGGCCTACTACAACGAAATCGACCCATACGCTGCGCAGTGGCTGCGCAACCTGATAGCCGCCGGGCATATCGCACCCGGTGATGTTGATGAACGCTCGATCGAGGATGTGAAACCTGATGACTTACGAAACTACACCCAATGCCATTTCTTCGCCGGGATCGGAGTCTGGTCATATGCCCTGCGCAACGCTGGATGGCCTGACGATAAACCTGTCTGGACGGGGTCTTGCCCATGCCAGCCTTTCAGCTCGGCAGGCATGGGCGGCGGGTTTGATGACGAGCGGCACTTGTGGCCTGCATTCCACTGGCTCATTGGCGAGTGCCGACCTCAGCACGTCTTTGGCGAGCAGGTTGCAAGCGGCAACGCAAATGCTTGGTTCGACCTTGTACAAGCTGACCTGGAAGCAATGGACTACGCCTTCGGGCTTGTCCCGTTCCCGTCTGCGGGCGTCGGCGCGCCGCACATCCGTGACCGAGCGTACTGGGTGGCCCACGCCAACCACGCGGGACTGGAAGGACGGCAAGGTGTGCCTGAACGTTCCGCTCAATTCACTGCTGGGCCGCGTTGCCTGGCTGGCGGGGTGGCCGACGCCAACGACAATCGACAACAACCAGGTACGTGGCGAAGCTGCGGCGGCGAATGCGCCACAGAGGGGAACGACGATCGGCGGTGCGGCGAGGCTTGCGGGCTGGCCGACACCCACAGCTGGAAGCAACGACAGAACTCCGGACGAATCCAGGGCGCTGGAGATGTACCGGAAGGACGGCTCGAAGGTACAGCAGCGTTTACAGGATTTTGCGGCGATATGCCAGCCAACCCGGTTAACGGCTTCTGGCGAGATGCTGACTGGCTGTTCTGCCGGGATGAAAAATGGCGGCCAGTTAGACCCGGCTCATTCCCGTTGGTTGATGGGGCTTCCGCCAGAGTGGGACGACTGCGCGCCTATGGCAATGCCATCAACGCGGAAGCAGCAAAAGTCTTCATAGCGGCATACTTGGAGGCCCAGCATGGCTAAGCGTAAGAGCAACATTATCGAAAGCGCGTGCAGGTGCGGTGAGCCTATCAGCATAGAAATTAACTGCACTCAGCGGATATGTCGGGCGGATAAGAAGCGACCTTTCTATCCAGATGAGAGTGTCGCTAAAAAATTGGCTGGTCTGAACGTTAACTTGAAAGATTACCCGGAGAACAGCATCACCGTGTTCCGCTGCCGTAGTTGTGGTGCGAGCGTTGATGAAACAGTTCCGGGAGCTGAATTTGAGCGGGCCGATGCCCAGGAGAAAGCATTATGAGCAACGAAGAACTAATAGCAGCAGCGCTGGAACTGGCCGGGAAATTCTACGAAGCGCAGGGCTACACACATCGGCCCGGATTCAAATATTACGCATCGCCGCACCCGGCTGAACGCCTCATGTGGAAAATGGCGTGCGATGCATTCGAATTTATACGCGGCAGCGATGTGCGCGACGCGTTAACTGATGTCGAGGATGACGAGTGATGGACAATAAGCTGAGCGAACTGAGCAAGCCAGTATTTGAAATCGAGGTGTCCGGAGCAAAGTGGCTTAACTGCTCTGCTGGAAAGTTAACGCCTGACACCGATGCTGATTTCAGCGACTGGCCGGACGGGGTTAATCGTCTCTACTCGCAAGAGTACGTCTCCGCCCTGCTTGCGCGCATCGCCGAGCTTGAACAAAAAGAGCGTCACAACGAAAGGCAAAACGTTATCGATGGCCTGGCCGGTGCGGGTGAATCGTGGTCGGACATTGAAGAATACATGGTTAAGTGGGATGAGGAACGCCGCAATGGATAAATTCAGCGAACTGAAGCGCCGGGCCGACAAATGCCCCATCAAGCGATTTAAGGCATTCATCGGCAAAGCCAATACGCAAGCAACTCTGTGCGCCGATACAGGTATCGAAATTATTGGCTGGAGTGGGTTCGATGCATCTGATCTGAATGCCAAAAGCCACCGAGTGGAACTGGCCCGTTTTATTGCAGCGGCTGACCCAGAAACTATTCTCGCCCTGCTGGCAGAGCTGGAAGCGAAGGATGAGCGCATAGGTGAACTGGAAGCCATTGCCACCGACTACGCGGGTAAATTCCAGAAAGCGCAGGACGCGCTGAAATATGCGGCAATCATGAGCGATGAGGACAAGAAGAAAATCGCCGAGCTGGAAAAGTGGCTGGCTACGCCGGTGCGGTTGCCGGATAGCGATATAGATTCTGCGTTAATCATGGCTCATTGGTGTAGTGGTGAAGAAGTTAATGCATGGGTAAAAGGCATTGAGTTTGCCAAGCAGCAAATACGCGCCGCTGGCTTCACCGTAGAGGGGGATGAGTAGGATGAAGCCAAGGCTCTGGTTCTGTAGAGAGTGGTGGTATTGCGGTCGCCCTGGGGAGAAAGACAGCGTCAATTTTGGCGTGAGTGCAACGGCCGCCGGCGCATGGCGTAAATGGTTCGAGTTCACCAGGTACAAAGCTGCTCAGCTGATAATTGACGCCGAGCTAACACCGCCAGCGAGGTTGTGGAATTGCTCGGCGCTAGGCCGACATTGTGCGGGGATTATCGCGCACGACCGATACCTGATAAAGATTGATGGAGGTAAACCATGATACGGACACTAACGACTGAGCAGTTGAAAGAGCGCGCCGAGTACTTTCGTGAGAAAGCGGCAATGGGGGAGTCCTCATTACATCAATCAGCAGCATTGCTGTATGCAGAGGTATTTGAAGAGCTGATGGCGGCCCGCGAACTCCTGGCTAACCGGGAGGCGCAGCCAACATCAGAGCTTGCGGCACCGTCCGCAGGAGTTTACTGCCCCAGCGATTCTGCCGAAACTATCGAGGAAAACCCGAAATCGTGGGCTGCGTGGAAACGCGAAGCTGAACGGCTCCAGGCCATTATCGATGCTAACCAGGTGGCGGCGCCGGTGGGCTATTTCGTGCGCCACCGTTCGACATGGAACAACCCATCAACGTGGTCGATGTGGACTGAATGCAGTGGTGAGGATTACGCAGAATACTGCAAACGCATCGCTACCGGCGAGGCCGACGCAGGGCGGTTCTATGATGCTCGCATTCTGTACGATGCACCGCCAGCGCCACAATCGACGAACGCGGCAGACTGGGGAATCAACATGCAAACCGGCACGCCAATTTTGACATATAAAACCTGCTGCGTGATTGAGTCGGAACAGGCGCACTACGTGCTTTCACTCATCAACAGCGCAGCAACGCCAGCGCCAGCAGTGGTAAGTGGTCGAACTGCAGAGGGATGGATGGCAGAGGCGCTGCTGCAGAAGAAAATAGCTGATGATATCCGCAAGTCAGCGCCAGCAGTTCCTGATGACGTGCAGCACTTGAAAAATGTGCAGGAGCTATATCACAGCCAGGAAGAACGCCTGTTCACGCTCGCACAGCGCATCAAAGGAGCATCGTTCGACAAATATTCACACACCACGGCGCAGGCCATTGATGTGCTTGAGCGTGAAATTTTCGGCGATGATGGTGACGCATGCCGCGCCGCAATGCTGGCTCAACCTGTAAGTAGCGGTTACACGTTGCCTGACGGCTTCAAACTCATGCCGCTGGAAATGACCGACGAAATCGGCGAAGCCATCGCCATGGAAGCTCGTTGCTGCGGTGGGATTGCTCTATGCATCTATGAAGCTGCGCTGGCAGCAGCGCCGGAGGGTGGGAATTGACTCACAGACAGTCATAATTATACTGTATGCATGAACAGTATTTTTATGGCGTAAGTTATGACAACGAAAAACGACAGCGGATATCAGGTCGTTTACCGCGGCGAGACACTGGAGTATCCCAAAGAGGGCGGCTGGGTGTTCTTCCAGCGCTTGAAGGAATACGGTGGCGGGTACTGGCTAGGACGCACCTATCACGATCGCTTCGTTCTGGAGTATGATCGGCCCACTTCACTACATGACGGCATCAAATTTATCCTTGAGATGCGTGCTGCAGAGCTAAACTTTGCAACGTTCGATGATGACTTTGAGCTGATATAGGATTGGGCGATGTCATACAACATAGCGGATAAATCACCGGAAGAGCGCGAGAAGGTTAACGTAGATTTGGCTGCTTCAGGCGTTGCGTACAAAGAGCGCATGAATATGCCGATTGTACCTGCGCAAGTTGAAGAAGAGCAGCCGGCGCATCTGCGTGAATACTTCCGTGAACGACTTCAGCATTACCGTGGCCAGAGTCACAAATTCCTAGGGCCGAATGACCCGCGCTATCAGCAGATGGCAGAGGCCAACGGCAAGAAGTAAATCCAACCAACTGACATGAACCCGCTACGGCGGGTTTTTTGTTGCCCGGAGAAAATTATGGAACTAAAAATCGGTCTTAAATATGTCGTAACTTCAACAACTCATGACTTCGTTCTCAATGAGGTTAAAACTGTAAAGGAAGGCAAGAATGCGGGAAATGAAACGCTCTCAGTAGTCGGATACTTCACCAAGCTAAGTCAGCTTGTAACCTACCTAATCGCTCATGATATCAAAGGTTCTGATGTCGATTCTATCAGCGCCATGGAAGCAAAGATCAACGATCTCTCTCGTCAAATAGAAACTGCCTTCTTAAACAAGGCTGCGTAATTACTCATTAGGAGTAACCACTATGGACACTATCAGCGTCAGGATTCCCCGCGCCTATTTCACTGACGGGCGCGTTAGCACGGATGCATTGCAGCAGAAACTTCATCAAGCACTATGGGAGCGTACCGGCGTTATGCCCGCTCCTGTTCGAGTATTCCTGCATGAAGGGCAAGCAATCATGGCATCCGGCTGTGGCGCTGATGATGTCGAGAACATTTTAGGATTAGGAGTTAAACATGGCTGACATCATCGACAACGCACAAGAGCAAGAAGAACTGATTATCCTCGCCGCATTATCAAACCGCCCTAAAACGTCAATGGTATTTACTGGTCGCTGTTATTGGTGCGGTGAAACCATCAGCAAAGGTAATTTCTGCCTCGGCGATAGCTGTGCTGAAGACTACGAACGCCGGATAAAAGCAGACAGGCAACGAGGTGTCGCATGAGAACAAAACAAAGCGCCCTACTCATCTTTGATGGACGCATGATCACCATCCAGTAATAAACCATGAGAGATACCTATGGCCGAAACCCGCACAGCCTCGGATGAGGCCAGCTTCATGAGGCTCAAAGAGTACGCTGAAAAAATCCAAGTCTCACCTCACACTATTTACCGAAATCCAGCGAAATTTCACATGTTCAAAGTTGGCGGATCGTGGAGAGCTAATAAAGAAAGCATAGAAAAATTCTCGCATACCAATAACAATGTCTTCCGACTGGCTGTGGTCGGCAGCAAGGAGTCAGAACGATGCCGATCTTCAAGAGGGGTTAAAAATACTGGATTGATATCTCCGCGCCTGACGGAACGAGAATTAGACGCTCTGCTGGCACCGAGGAAAAGGTAAAGGCCCAACAGCTGCACGACAAGCTAAAGCATGAGCTGTGGGCCGTCGCCAATCTGGAAAAGCGTCCGGAGAGGCTTTTCGAAGATATGGTAGTCTTGGCGCTGAGAGATGCCGAGGGGCAATCAAGTTATGAGAACAAGCAGATCTACGCCCGGTATTGGCTTGGCATCTTCGGCGGTAGAGTCGTGTCCTCTATCGCCGGGGAAGAGATAGTCGATAATTTGCCGACTCATAACCTGGCTACCAGAAAGCGCCTAGCTAACGCTACCAAAAATCGATACCGCTCATTCATCATGCGAGGCTTCTCGCTCGCCGATAAAAGTGGGTGGCTTGATAGACAACCTTACGCGCAGTCGTTGAGAGAGCCAACGGTTAGAGTTCGGTGGATAGGAAAGAGCGAAGCAAAATCGCTGATCGCAAATTTACACCATCAATGGATGAAATGGGTGTGTTCGTTTGCTTTGCTGACTGGTGCTCGTCTGGGGGAGATTTTGTCGCTGAAATGGAAGGATGTTGATCTGGGGCGTCGTGTGGCCGTTGTTACAGCCGAAAACGCAAAGTCAGGGAAGGCCAGACCATTGCCGCTGAATGACGACGCAGTGGCAGTGATGAGAGAAATCCCGTTCGACAATGAGTATGTGTTCTCGGCTGACGGCGAAAAGGAAGGGTACATAAACAGGACGGATTTCGAACGCGCACTCCTACTATCTGGTATCACAGATTTTCGCTTTCACGATCTCCGCCATACATGGGCAAGCTGGCATGTTCAGAACGGAACCCCGTTGATGGTGTTAAAAGAGCTGGGTGGATGGGAGAAACTCGAGATGGTCAATAAGTATGCCCACCTGAGCGGTGAGCATTTGAGCAAGTTCAGCGGCATTGTCACGTTTTTGGCACAGGACACCGAAAGCAAAAACGAAGCTGTAAGAATTTCTCTTGTAAGTTAA